TCCCCCGTAAGAGAGGACAACGGTTTCGAGACCGCCCCGTTTGCATCCCGAGACGCGTCCCTCGGACATGGCGTCTTTTGGCACACTTCTGGTGCAAGCCCGACCGCCGGTGCGTCGGCGGTTCAGCTCGATTTGTTTTTCGCAGCGAACCATTCCATCGACCCCGGTTGGGGTACGGTTTGGGTGGGTTGCGGTTGGCTGTGCTGCTTGGCTGCTTCTAATTCCTGGCGAGCAAGTTCCAAAATGCCCCAGCCCGCCATTTGCGGATTGAGCATTTCCAAGGCTCCGCTGCAGGCATCGACCTCGTCGTCATGGGCGAGATCGGGGAAGCCTTCGAGGACGCGGAACAGCTCCTCGTTCCAGGAGCCTCGCCGGATCTTCACATTGCCGGCGCGGCACTGCGAACTGAACGGTCCGAACCGCGTAAGCTTGTCACCACTCTCCGGGGCCGGCCCCACGGTGAACCCGCTGAGCGCGCGCACCAGGTGATGCGCCTGGCTCTTCCCCGCCTGGCCCGGGTCCCGGCCGAACCCGATGCGCACCTTCTTGCCGTCGTGGATAGCGGTATTGAGCAGGAGTTTTTCGACGTCGCCTGGATTGGCCCGCTGGCGTACCATATCGAGGAGCCAGTAGCCGCCGCTCCTGTCGCGGCCGAGCTTAATGCCGACCGTCCAATCGGGGTCGTTGAACTCGGTCTTTTCGGTGGCCGCGAGATCCCAATAGCGGACGATGTCGAGATCCGCCGGAACCGCGTCGACGACGGCACACCACTCCCGCTTGAAATAGAGCCCGGCCGCCGGCCGGATCTTCCAATTGCCACCCAGCAGCCGTTCGCGCTCGAGGAGCGGCAGTGAAGTGAGCCAAGCAAAATATTCCGGGTTGACCCGCAGCAGAGCCGGGTTGTCGAACACCGTCGCCGGAATGAAGGTGACGCTGATCGGCCGCGGCCGCTCAAAGCCCGGGGGCAGATCCTCCAACCTGGGCAGGTGTTGCACCAAGTCTTCGGGCCGATCGGCCCACTCGATCTTGTCCGCGACCCGGATGTAATAGCGCACAACGCCGGCCCGCTCGGAGATCGGCAGCCCGGTCTCCCGGTCGATCCACCATGCCAGGAAGTCGGCGACCCAACTGTCGGCGTCCGGGTTGCAGGTCGCGCGGATGTAAGGCCGCACACCGCAGGTCGAGCGGTTGCGGCTGACCATGTAGAAGAACTGATGCGCCGTGAAATGGGTCAGCTCGTCAAAACAGATCAGCGCGATCTGAGCGCCCTGCCAGTCGTAGACCGTGGTGTCAAACTGCAGGTGCGAAAACTTGATCTTGCCGCCGTGCGGCCAGCGCCATTCGCGCCCTCCGAGGTGCGGGGTGCCGCCGAGCCGCGGATAGAAGTTCAGGCTCTCGTCCCATAAGGCCCCGGGATTGGTGATCTGGGGCATCGTGCGCCGGAAGAATACCGCAGTGAAATTCGCGACCCGGCTGACGTGGCGCAGTGGCTCCAGGATCAGTCCGACCGTCTTCCCGCCACCCGCGGCACCGCCATAGATGCAGATGTCCGTCGGGGTTCGCAGAAACTCGGTCTGCGGTCCGGGTTGCGCCGAGATCGTTGCCGTGGGCGGCGGCATACAGAAGTCCATGCTCTCCCGGGCACTAACGGCGGCGTTTTCTGGCGAAGTGTTTCTCTTGCGCCGTTCGCAGCACCTCCGTCAGCTCGGGATCCCGGCTGTTATCGGGCAGGATGAGCACCACCGGGTCATTCGCCTCGCCGTCGTCCGAAACTGGGGTATCTGGCGCCGTCTTCTCCCGCCAATGCGCCCTCGTCTTCAGCCAGAAAATGATCGCCGGGATGCTGCCCCCCTTGGCGGCAGCGAACAAAAAGCCGGAGACCGTCGCAGTGGCCTCGGCGACGCCGCGATCAAGGTCATCACGGAAACGCTTGCGCAGCGTTTTCGGGGCGCAACCGATGATCTTGGCGATGCCGTCCTGAGGGACACCGACACCCGCCAAATACCGCACCCGCTCGCGCACCGCATCATTCACGGCAAAGGCTTTTCTAGCCATCGGCGGACCCTGCTCGATCGTGGTCCTGCCCTCGGGCGCGCTCGTCGAAGGATTGACCGGAGGCGTGATACGTCGCGGTGCGCCCGGTGAAGTCCTGCCAGCGTTGCACGACGACATCGACATAAGCAGGGTTGAGCTCGACACCGCAGCAGATGCGGCCGGTCATTTCGGCTGCGATCAGGCTGGTGCCCGAGCCGAGAAACGGATCATAGATCGCCTGGCCGGGCCGGCTGTTATTGGCGATCGGGCGGCGCATGCACTCGACCGGCTTCTGGGTGCCGTGTCCCCAACACTGCTCACGCTGCGGGTTGCCAAACGGGTTGTTGTTGGCGATTTCCCAGACCGTCGTCTGGGTGCGGTCACCCTGCCAGTGGCTGACCTTGCCCTCGCGCACGGCGTACCAGCAGGTTTCGTGCTTCCAGTGATAATCGCCGCGGCTCAAGGTGAAGTGCTGCTTGGCCCAGACGATCTGAGCGCGCAGCTGCAACCCGCAGGCGGCCAGACCAGCGGCGACGATGTCGCCGTGCAGAGCTCCGTGCCAGATATAGGCGACATCGCCGGTAAACAGCGCATAGGCCTCCCGCCAGTCGGCGCGATCGTCGTTGAGCACCTTGCCCTGCGCGAGGGTGCCGGCACCGCAGCCGCGCCGCGTTCGCCAGGACGGGTCGTAGGCGACCCCGTAAGGCGGATCGGTGACCATCAGGTGAGGCTGTGATCCGGCCAGCACGGGCGTGACATCCGCCGCGCTGGTGCTGTCACCGCAGGCAACCCGGTGGTCTCCCAACAGCCATATGTCACCGCGCCGAGTGACCGCTTGATCGGGTATTTCCAGAACGCTGTCAGGATCGGTCAGACCGCTCGACCCCAAACCGGCCAGAATGGTGTCGAGCTGATCGCGCTCGAAGCCGATCAGATCGAGGTCGAAACCGGCGAACTCGAGCTCCCGCAGCTCGCTGCACAGCTGCTCGGGGTCCCAGCTCGCCCGCGCCGCCAGTTGATTGTCGGCTAAGCGATAGGCGCGCTTTTCGTCCTCGCTCCAGCCGCGCGCGACAATCACCGGGATGGATTTGAGCCCAAGCTTTGCTGCGGCCTCCAAACGTGCGTGGCCGGCGATCAGCACGCCCTCCTCGTCGGCCAGCACCGGCATGGTCCATCCCCATTTGAGGATGGCGGCGGCAATCTTGTCGAGGTCGGCCTCGCTATGAACCCGAGCGTTATTCGCGCAGCATATCAGCCGCTCGATCGCCCAGTGCTCGACCCGGTCGGCCGGCCACGGGCGGGTCGCGCACGCAGGCGCCGATTGTGTCAGCCAACATGCTTCACCTTCGTGACGGCCCATGCCTTCCGGCATCGTCTCGGACGGAGGATGCGCGCCTATACGGGAGAGATGCCATTGTGGTTTTGACATCAAATAAACTCCATTCCGATAAAAAATGTTTTACCTTCAGTTACTCGTAATCAGCCAGTTGTGGCGGTTACCTGCGCAAAAGCTGTCCTAGTTCGAGTATTGTCTTATCCGTAATCTTCCTATATTGGGTGAGATCGCCTTCCACATAGTCGTCGTTCAGTTTCTGCTTCCAGGCTTCGACTTCTTCAGGGGAGGGTCGCAACGGGTAGTGCTGGTTGAACGGGCTCGGCAAAGCATACCGACCGTGGCCGCTGGCGCGGCCGCGGATCGCGATATCACCAAGTTCCCCGGGGGTTTGGACGGTAATCTCTATGACCGCATTATAACCGATCTTCTTCCCCTCGACCTCGGCCTCAGTGACATGCATGGCAATCTCAAGAGACCCGTCGGCCGCTGCCGCCACTAGGGCCTCGATAGCGTCTACAAAACTGTGATCAGGCGGCAGATCCCGTAGCACCGCACTGGCGCTGTCGTCATACCCACCGCTCACGATCTTAATAAAGCGAGTTTCCTTGTAACGTCGCACGGTTTCTACCGAGTCCTTCACCTGGCTGCTGCCCAACACTGCGATAAGCAGGTGCGCAGCGTCGCGCGCCGTCATCCGTGCCGCGCTCTTGCCACGGCCGGTCTTTGATCGCAGCCCTGCGATCACCAGGTTGCGATCATGCAGCACGATCGTCGGCTCAGGGATACCAAGAAGTTCCGAAAGTTTCCGAACAAGCTCACCAGGACTGGCCACCAGTCTCGCTCACTGAGGATTACCATTCACGTTATACATGAATGGTGGTGCCGTGTCAAGCCATTCACTTAAAACTCAGATGATAACCAGCTATGCGCAAAGCGGACTCGGCCAGCGCTTGCTGCAACGGCATCGCATGCTTGGCAAGGAGAAACCGCAATATTGCAGTGCCTATGCAGACATTTCGCAGGCCGAAATCGGTTGCCCGTCTGGCTGCAGCGGTTTTGTCGCTGAACAGAGGAAAATTTACTGTTTATGGTTATGGACAAGGCCGCCGACATCACGGTAAATTCGATTATCCCCCGTGGGACCCCTAAGCTCTTGAAGTAGATGATTTTTTAACCGGGTTTTGGGGGTGGTGGGGTCAAGCCGGCCTTTTTTATAGACGGTAGATTCGGCGGCCGCTCGATGCCAAACCCACGAAAGCGACCATGATACCAGGGGCTTAAGGATGTGT